AGTCGTGGGCCATGCAGATCGACGGGGCGAAGGCCGCGCGCGAAATCCCCGGCATCGTGGATTGCTGCGTCACCCTCGCCATCATCCGCCCCGACGATGGCGAGCCGTATCGCGCCTTCGTGACGAACCCGGACAACCCTTTCGGCTTCCCCGCGAAGGACAGGAGCGGGCGTCTCGACCCGATGGAAAAACCCCATCTCGGCGACCTGTTCGCCAAACTCAACGACACGGCGCGCGGAGCATCCGCCAAGACGACACCGCGCGCCGCTGCCTGATCAATCCCCATCAAGAGAAAGAACACGCATCATGTCTATCGACTTCAACCTGGCCGAACGTCAATCCGCCCCGGCTGGCGAGCCCATCCCCGAAGGCACCGTGGCGCCCGTCATCATGGCGCTGCGCGAGATCAAGACCGGCAAGTCCGGGGCGCAGGGCCTCGATGTCGAATACACCGTCACCGCCGGCCCGTTCAAAGGCCGCAAGGCGTGGGGCTGGATCGGCATCGCGGGCAACGGCTCCGAGGGCCATAACACCATGGTCCGCATCTCGCACGCGGCGCTGCGCGCCATGCTCGAGAGCGCCTACGGCATCGACCCGGCAGACGACAAGGCCGCCGCAATGGAAGCCCGCCGCATCAACGAGTGGGAAGACCTCGACGGCCTTGAGTTCGTCGCGCGCTTCTCGGTCGAAGCGGCCAAGGACTATGTGGACCAGCGCAGCGGCGAGACGAAAACCGGCAAGGCGAAGAACACGCTGCGCGCGGTGACGCCTGACGATCAGGACTATGCTGGCTTCACGCCCGCGAAGAAGGGCAAGGCCGTGGCCGCGAAGGTCAACGGTGCTGTACCCGTGCAGGGCGGCAACCGCCCGGCGTGGGCGTAACCGGGCAGGGGGCGGGTAACACCGCCCCCACGCTGGGGCACATACAATGACAGATGATCCAGACAACCTGGCGACCGTTGCGGCGGCCGCCACGCTCAAACGCATGCTTGCAGATCGGCGGCATGTCGTGACCGACAAGGACGCATGGTTCCTCGCCTTCACCGCCGTCAACACATGGATACAGGCCCGCACATGCGGCTGGGCCACGCGTCGCGGCACGCCGCGCTGCGGTTCGCCCGATGCGATGACGCTGGGCTTCGCGGAGGCGGCGCTGCCGCTCATCGCGGACAAGGCGTCGGGCCTGCCGTGGGCTGAGCCGCTTGGCCGATGGTCGCGGGTGGATGTTGCGAAGCTGTTCGCGATTGGTGCGGAAGCCATTGAGCAGACCCGCATGCAGACGCTTGAAGACCCCACAATAGAGGAGATGCCAGCGTGAGCATCCGACACAAACACCTCGACATCGAAGCAGCCAAGGCCTCGGCGCGCGAGGCGAACAGCCGGCGTACATGCGAGGGGTGCGCCTACCTGCGCACGCAGCTGCGGCCGATGTGCCAGGCCGAACACGGGCCATACTTCCGCATGGCGCGCGATACCTACCACGAGCGGTGCGGCGTCTATGCGCCACGCGGCCGTGACGGGAAGCCGGTCGAACGCAAGCCAGAACCAGCGCCGCCAGTGGAGAAGCCAAAGCGGATGCGGCTCGTCGAGATACGCGGGACCAATCGCGTGGTGAGCGAGGCTGAATACGACCGGCTGCTGGTCGCGGGGAGGAAGCGCGCATGATCGACCTCAATCCTGGCTCGATGGTCCGCACGGCAGACGTCGCCGCCATCCATGCGCTTATCGACGGGCTCCCGCCGCCGGCAGAGAAGCGCCGCACCTATGTCGGCGCGTCCGCTATCGGCTCGCCCTGCGAGCGGAAGGTGCAGTATGAGTTCATGGGGCTCCCCCATGACGAGGGCTGGCGGTTCAGTGCCCGCACGCTGCGCATTTTCCAGCGGGGGCACATGTTCGAGAGCATGGCCGCGACGTGGCTCGTGGACGCCGGTTTCCATCTCAAGCAGACGGGCAGGGACGGCAAGCCGCTGGGCTTCCGCGTGGCTGACGGTTCGTTCGCGGGGCATGTCGACCGCGTCTGCACGGGCGGGCCGCTGCCTTTGGAGTATCCCTTCATCTGGGAGCACAAGGCGCTGGGGGCGAAAAGCTGGAAGGCCATCGAGAGCAGGGGCCTGGCGAAAGCCAAGCCGGAGTATGCCGACCAGGTTGCGGTCTATCAGGCCTATCTCGGCCTCACGGCGCCCGCGCTGTTTCATGCCACCAACGCCGACACGATGGAGGTGCTTCTAGAGTTCGTGCCGTTCGACAAGGCGCGGGCGCAGGCCGCTTCGGATCGCGCCGTCGCCATCATCATGGACAGCCGCGCCGGGGCCATGCGGCCGCGCTGCACCGACGACCCGGCGTTTTACGCCTGCAGCGATTGCCCGTTCAAGCGGAGGTGCTGGTCTTGATCGACTTTAATTCTGCTCCACGCCAGTCAGTGCTCGAGGACGCTACGTTGAAGCGCGAGCGGGTCCGCAAGGGCCTGCAAGCGCGCGTGCGCGACTTCGTGCGCTACCTGTACCCCCGCGCGATCATGACCGCACGCGACGCCCGCATTGGCGACGCCAGCGGCGCACGCGGCTTCAGCATGTCCATTAGCCTCACGGCCGACGAGACAGCCGGGCGCTACATCGACCACGCCAACGGGAACGAGAAGGGCGACATCTTCGGGCTCTACGCCGTCGCCCACAGTCTCGACCCCCACCGCGACTTCCCGCAAATCCTGGCCGAGTGCGACCAGTGGCTAGGCGGCGCCCCGGCTCCACGGGCCGAGGTGCGGCACAAGGTGGAAGCGGCAAAGCCGGTCGAGCCGGAACCCACCAGCACTATCGAAGCGAAATACGTCTACCGGGACAAGGCGGGGAAGAAGATATGCGAAGTCGCCCGCATGGCCCTGTCGAACGGGAAGAAGACGTTCGTGGTGCCCGGCGGGATGCCAACCCCGCGCCCGCTTTATGGCCTCGAGCGATGGCATACGTCCGCTTTTGTCGTACTGGTCGAAGGCGAGAAATGCGCCGACGCCCTTACTTCAATCGGGATAGACGCCACGTCACTGATGGGCGGCTCGAGCACGATCATCGACAAGACCGACCTGACGCCGCTCGCCGGCAAGACGGTCATTCTCTGGCCGGATCACGACAAGCCCGGTTACGCCTACATGGAAGAGATCGTCGGGCCGCTCCGCGCGGTTGGCTGCACCGTCCGCACACTACGCCCGCCGCAGGACAAGCCCGACAAATGGGACGCCGCAGACGCCATTGCCGAGGGCTTCGATGTCATCGGCTTCCTGCGGGAGAAGACGCAGGCGGCAGGCCCCACCATCCTGCACGAGCTGTGGCCCGACATCCGGTTCACGTATGAGCCGGAACTGGTCGAGGAACTGTTCCCACGCGTCGGCCTCGGCACGATCTACGGACCATCCACCGCCGGCAAGACGTTCGTCACCCTCGACTGGATGGCCGCCATAGCCACCGGGGCGCAGCTCTACGGCCGCGACACCGAACCCGTGGGCGTCCTGTATCTCGCCTTCGAAGGCTTCTACGGCATCAAGAAACGCATCCACGGCATCAAGCAGGAGAAGGGCCTGTCAGCCGTCGCCCTTGAGCTCGTGGACGCCCCGTGGACCCTCTCGGAGCCCGAGGCGTGGCCCGCCATGCGCGAGCACATAGAGGCCGCCCGTGGGCGTCTGGACGACACGGGATACCCCCTCGGCATCATCGTGGTGGACACGCTCACGGCCGCCTACGCGGGCATCGACGCCAACAGCCAGGGCGAGGTGACCAAAGCCATGCGCCAGCTAAAGCGCCTCGCCATGGACCTGCAATGCCTCGTGCTGGTCGTCGGCCACACCGGCAAGGACACCACGCGCGGCATGGTCGGCTCGTTCGCATACAAGTCCGAAAGCGACACCTTCATTGAGCTGCGCACCGAGAAAGACGAGGGCGACGATACCGTCAAACGCCGGTCCATCTATATAGAAAAAGTAAAGGATGGGCCGTCCGATTTCACCCTCTCAGACTACGCCCTGATCGAAGTCCGCATCGGCACCAAGCCCAACGGGAAGCCGATCACAACCTGCATCGTGGAGTGGGTCCAGCCGGTCAGGAAAGCGAACGGCACGACCTACTCCGGGGCCTACCAATCCATCCTCACCATGCTGCAGGACGGCCCCATGACCACGTTTGAGGTTGCGGATAAACTTGGCTTGGATCGGTCAAATGCTGGAAAGAAATTGCGCGCACTTGAGGATGATGGGGCAGTTTTCTCCCGTGAAGATGGGAAGCGCAAGGTTTGGGTGGCAATTGCCCACGTTTTGCCCACTGACAATGAATAGAAACAAGGAGTTAGAGGCATGTGGGCAAATGTGGGCAACACTGGGCAATGCTGTTTGCGACACCCGAGAGAATGTGGGCAACGGGACCGCCTGTAAGGGCCCGTTGCCCACTTCGGGTCGGCGGCCTTTCTGCCAGAGCAATAATTTTTCACCTAACTGAAGGATGATCGAACGTGACAACCAACCTGAAACCAGCCGACGAACTGAAGTCCATCCGCGACCGGATCAAGGAGCTGCAAGTGCGCGAGGCGGTCCTGCGTGAAGGCATCATCGCAGGCACGCTGGACGCCGTGGGCGTCATGGCAATCGCTTTCGTGACGAAGCAGAAGCAGCGCCGGTTCGATAGAAAATCTGCTGAAGCCGAACTGGGCGACCTGTCCCGCTTCGACAAGCCGACCGAGGTGATTGCCGTCCGCGTTCAGGAACGCGTCTATGAACCCGAGGAGGCTTGACCGCCCCGCCGACCCCCGGCACAACCATCAGGCGAGTAGTCCGCTAGTGACCACCGCAGGACCGGACCACGGGCACCACACCAGGAGCCCGACCATGACCAACCACGAACTCGCACTGAACGAATTCCGAGACGCTTCCGCCGCCGTGCGGCTCGCCTTCGCTGCCTTGTCCGAGGCGCGCGAAGTCCAGATCATCGCCAACCGCGCGCACGCCGACTGCAACGAGGCGTATGTCTCGGCGCAGTCCCGGCTTGATGCCGCTGACGCAGCCCTGCTGTCGGCACGCGCCGATGATCCCGCGCCGGCCGACATCGACACGACCCGCATGCCATCGCCCTTCGGCCAGCCGGTCGATAACGCACGCCTCCCCACCTTCGGCGTGCCGTTCGCCCAGATGAACGCCAACGGCGCCGGCGAGTAGGGGCGCACCATGGGGCGATTGGGGCGACCACGAAAAGCAGGACCACGTTACCCATGCGGCAAGCCGCGCCTGTCAGACGAGGAGATCGAACGCCGCAAAACCCCTCGGGGCGAGGTGATCGAGCCAACAGCCGAGACCATGGCCCGCAGGATGGCCCTATTTGGCGATTGGAGGGCCGTACGTGAGGAAGTCTGTCCCGTCGATAGGGTGGCCGCCCGACTGACCGAAGAACAGTACCACGCGGGCCGCTACGCCCGAACGGTGTATGCCCGGTATGTCGTCGCCATCCGCGCCCCCCGGGTGACGGCCGGCCAGCTTCGGGACTTCGTCCAAGGTTCGGGCGAAGGCGGGATGACGCTGGAACAGGCCCAGGCCGCTGTTGCCGAGTACCTCGAGGTGGTGACAGCGATCCGGCGCTATTCGTATCGCTCGCTACGGGAGGTCCAGCGCGTCATGCACGGCTCACCGCCGCGTTCGCTTGACGTGCTGGCCATCGGCTTGACCGCCCTTGCGGATCACATGGGCATGTTTCGGCGGGAGGCGGCGTGATGTTGATCGAGCAGGGCTTCTACGTCAGCGCCGGGATGCTCGGCTTGTGCCTGTTGCTGGCGTGGATCTGGCCTCGGCGCGACACATGATTTGCTAGTTGCTATTTACAACGCTTGCAAATCGCTTTATTTCCGAAATTCAGAGTGGCGGTTCCTGTGTGGAGCCGCCATTTTGCTTTTCGGGGCGCCATGATCTTACCATCGCGGGAAATGGTTGCATCCATAGAAGCCGCGCGCTGGTCCCCCGATCCCGAAACCACCGCAACTCTTGAATTCATCGTTGTTTCCCTCACGGCCCCGGATGATACCGGCGCCTGCGAGCTGCAACGCATTTACGAGCGTTGCGCCTTCGAAGCCGAACGCGACGAGGCTGTCGGGGCCATAGGCTTTCGCCTGGCCGCAGCGCGACGCAAGCACGTCTACGTCTGGTTCATGGCGGATTGCCCTGCTGATGGCTGGTGTAGTTTTCATCTGGTTCTTAGTGACCGGCCGATTGCCCGCGAAGACGTCCGACGAAAGGCCAAGCGGCGGTTTTCATTGAACCTGCTGAAAGAGCGGTCCGAGTGGGTCGGCCCACAAAGCAAAGCGCCCCCGGATTTCTCCGAGGGCGTTTGACTTGTTCAGGCCACTTTGTTCCAGCGCTTCTCAGCGAGTAGACGGGCCGGGTTGATTACCGGCGCCACTTGCCTGTGATCCTTCATGGCCCTTGCGAAGCCGAAGCTGGCAAACACGTTGACCAGCGAGATGAAGAAGCAGGCGGGCCACAGCGCCCAATCAGGGGCCAAGGCGTATTCTGCGTTGAGGTGTTCCAGGCCTACGTGGTTAAGCCCGGCCTCGATGCAGCCGAAACCTACGCCGAGGACGCCGGCAATCACTGCCGTGGCGTAGTTCTTGGTTTCCCAAGCTTCCATCACGCGCTCCACAGCGCGGGACAGAAGGAACACGATCACCACCATTGCGACGGTGAGAAGCATTCCGGGGAGCCAGCCCTTCGACCAGAAGCCGAGGGTGGCGGTAATTACCGAGAGGCCAACGAAAGCAAGGCAGGCCTGGCTTTCAAACGGACGCTCGGAGGTGTATTTAATGGTCATAGCGGGGTCCTTTCCCGTTAGGGGCTGGAGAAACACGGTTCGCGCCGTGCCAGCCCCGATTGATTGTCAAACATCACAGCGCTTCACAGCGCATGTCCCAAACATACGCATTCGCCTGTTGCGGGATACGTTACAGCCTCAAGTTACTTGGCTGTCCCCAAATCAACAGTTCGTGAAGTGACGCAGAGGAAGGCAAGTAATGGCCTACCCGCACCCAACTATTCGATACCGCGAAAACAACCGCGAAATCTTGCGCGGCGTCACGAAAGACCATCGCGTGGGGAGGTTCGTCTTGCAGCAACGCGAGAACGAGACAGGAAAAGCCGTCCTAGACTTCACCGACGTGTTGAACGGCGCAACGATTACTGCCGCTGTCACTGACAGCAACATCAGCGGATCGGTTGCGGTCTCATCCGGCCAGGTCACGCTGACCACGACTGGCTTAGGCATGGGATACGGCGACACGGACGTCACCGTGACGTTCAGCGATGGCCGCGTGCGTATCGAGAAGCTGCGCTACGTCGAGGTGAACGGGAACTGGCGCAGTGACTATGGCTGGACTTACGCGTCGTGAGTGGACTGAACAATATGAAAAGCATTCAATAAACCATGGCGCGCGGTGGAGCACGACCCGGAGCGGGGCGAAAGCCCGGCTCGAAGGCACAGGCAACGAAGCAGGCGCTCGAGGCAGTCGGCGCTGGCGAGATGCCGCTTGAGTACATGCTGCGCGTGATGCGCGACCACACCGCAGACGAGAAGCGCCGGGACGCAATGGCGGCTGCTGCTGCAACGTACATTCACCCCAGACTGTCGTCGGTAACGGGGAGCTTCACGCACAAGTATGAGCCAACCGACCTTAGCGATGGACACCTCGCACATATCGCCACAGGCGGCAGCTTTGGAGCTATTGAGGCGCCGGAAGGCCCGAACGGGTCTGATCCCGTTCACTAGCTACACGAACCACGCCTACGAACCCGCCCCGCCACATTCGGAGATAGCCGAGAAGCTGGAAGCGGTTGAGCGCGGCGAGATCGACCGCCTGATGATTTTCATGCCGCCGAGGCATGGCAAGTCCGAACTGGCCTCGAGGCGCTTTCCCGCCTGGTACATGGGCCGCAACCCGGACAAGCAGATCATTGCGGCGTCTTACAACTCGGATCTTGCCTCTGACTTCGGGCGCGAGGTCCGCAACATCATCCGGACCAACGAGTTCTCCCGCCTCTTCAACGTGAAGCTGGCAGAGGACAGCCGCGCGGCCGGCAGGTGGAACACGGACGCGGGCGGCGCTTACGTTGCGGCTGGTGTAGGCACGGCGGTCACTGGTA